GTTGCGCCATCCTTTACTAGGTCGGTTGACTGAGGAATATCCCAGCCAAAGTTGGTTGTTGTTGTTGCCATTAGGCTACGACTCCTATCGCGTTAATCCATGTAAGGGTTGGACTTAATGTATTCCAGGCTTCTGCCGGGTTTACCTGCTCCCATTTTACCGCAACTTGGGAGAAGTTTATAGGTGTTGCATTAAATGTCACGCTCAAATTATTAAGGCTTGCCCTAAATGTCCATCCCTCGACGTAGCCCTGAAAAGAGCCGTCGGTAATATTACCAGGTAGATTTTGAATCCAGACAGGTTGACCCATGAAGATATTAATCAAAGAATCTCTATCGGCGTCATCTATTTCTGGGTTTCCTAAAGTAAAAGTAATTGCCTGGAATTTTGGATAAGGATTGGCTCTAAGAGCAATATATCTATCTGCGAGGCTTTCGGCGTCTGCGGCGTTCTTTATCCTTGAAGTAAAAGATTCTCCGTAAACGCCGTAAATCCCTTGGCTAATTATGTCTTCTGCCGTATAACTGCCACTGCCGCTAGTGCCATAAGTTAATTGATAATAGTTTCTTAAATCTCCGGCTCGAGTAGTTGCAGCGAGTCCCACTCCATTAGCATGGTTAGCATCTAGCGTGGTGTATCCATTAGCCGCTAGATAATCCTGTCTATGGGTTGAGTCTGCATATCCTATATTTCCGTTAGCATCTTCATAGAGATAGCCAAATGCCGAATTTGCAATATCAGCGCAGATTGAATAAAGGTCAATAGGTGAGGAAGAACGCGCTATCATTTGAAAATTACCTGGTTGGTCTATTTCACCAAGTCCAAGGTTGACTGCATTGGCCCAGGTTTCTGTCGGATTGTAAGCAGCCCATGTCTGAGCGGCTGGAACATCATTCCAGGAGCCAAGAAGAAATCCTGAAAGTAACGTATAAATCTGGTCTCCATCTTCATCGATGGATAAAGAGGCATTATCAATAACCTTAGGAAGTTTAGCCAAAGACCCAAGTGCAGTAATTGTCGCCGTAGTGGTGTACCCAATGCTGCCAGCCCGATTAACTGAAATAGTAAAATCTGAGATGTTGCCGCCAAAGATAGGCACATATGCAGCCGATGAGTCTGTTACCTCAATTGTGAGTGAAGTTCCAACGGTGAAATCATAACTTGAATTATCAAAGTTAATTAACTGAAGTTGGCAATACCCTGCCAGGGGTTGAACGTAAATATCAGTTCGCCCTGAAGTAATAGTCAAATTGGCAATAGTTACGTCGGTGACTTCTTGGCTATCAACTAAAACCTTATAGGTAGGTGTCCAGGCTGTCATGCAAAGACTAGCCCTGAACTGCCGAGAGTTCCCCGGGCTGAAGAATCGTTAAGAAGTCCTACTATCTGGCGAGCCGTTGATTCGCTATCGATTGCGCCGTTAACAGTAATGTTTGTGCTTCCTGCGCTTACATACTGATAGCGCGGGACTGAAGGCGCGGCAGGCGCAATTGGGGCCATTGGAGCGGCTGGAGATGCTGCGCCGCTAAAAGAAGCGTTTGAGAAGAAGTTTCCTACTGCTGAGCCCGCTCCTCGGATTGCGTCAATAATTCCAGTAATGGTGTTATAAATCTTTGTAATAAGTTCCACAAAATTAGCGAACTGGTCAATAATAAATGAGATAGTTTTTCCAAGAGCCTTAAATGCAAAGCCTAAAGTTTCGCCTATGGCTGGAGCAACATAAGTAACTACAAAGTCTGTAATATTTTTTAGTAGATTAAAGAAAGGTCTAAGTTCATCATTGTTAGAAGCAAGAGAATCTTTGACTGAATTAAACGCTGACCTTAAACCATTGATAATTGGCTGGAGAAGTTTCATTACTGGGGCTAGTTTCTCACCTAAGTTTGCAGTGAAGTCTTGAATTGCAGGAATAACATTCTTTACGATAATATTAACCATTGGAGTAATGGCGTCGAGAATATATGCCCCGACTGTTTCCTTGCCTTCATCGAAGGCTATTTGAAGTCTGTTCAACTTGCCCTGGAATGTGTCTGCCTTGGTTGCGGCCTGGTTAGCAAAGGTGTCTGCTAGTTTTGCAGTTATGTCATCCATGCTCATTGTCTTAAGTTGAGCAGACGTTAGCCCAATACCTAGTTTAGCCAGGGAAGCAGTATTGCCCTCGGCGGCCTTTGCCATGGCATTTGTAACTGCCTCAAGTGATTTACCACTACCTGCCGCGACATCTATTGCAACTGTCTGTAACTTCTGAGCCTTCTCGAGGTCTCCAGTTGCCCGGGATAACCTCTCTAGCGATGGCCTTAAATCGTCATCGGTAACGCCAAAGGCTAAAGATGTTTTAGTAATGTAATCTTCAGTGGCTGCTATCTGGGCATCTGTAGCGCCAGTAACATTCTTAAGAGTAAGCGCTAGTTTTTCTTGGGCTGCGGCGTCTGCGATTGCAGACTTAACTCCATCGATTGCAAGTTTTCCGGCATACGCAACGGCGGCTGCACCGGCGGCTGCAAAAGCCAGGCCAGCCTTTTTCCCAAAGTCCGAAACTTTGTCGCCAAAAGATGAGACATCTTTGTCCGCCTTGTCTAAGTTTTTTGTAAAGTTATCGACGTCGGCAAGGAGTTTGAGCGTTAACGCTCTAGTACCTGTAGCCATTATGTCCACTCCTTCAAAATCTTATCGAATGACTCAGTCCATCTAGCGACTATCTGCGGTTGAATCTTTCGCAGTGTCGGATAGATAAACCAACCCTTAGAGCCTCGGCCTTGACGGCCTGACCATACGGGAAACTGCTTATACTTATTAGAACCGAACTCCGAGCCGCCCCAAATGTCTCGAGTAGTTGCACCACCTGAGAACTTTTGGGAAGCGAACCCGTAAGTAATCTCGCCTATACGGCTTGATTTCTTAACCTTTGACCCTTGAGCAATACGTCCCGCGACTTTACTGCTCTGTAGGCTTCCGGCTGTTTGTATAACTTCGTCTCTGGCAAACTCGGCAAGTGCGCCTGATTGGCGTTTGGCTTCCTCGTTGGCTTCCTCACCCATATTCTTTAGAGCCTTAAATACCTGGCGAAGTTCCGTCTTATCGAAGGCGATTACTTCATCTGCCACGATTACGCTCCTCTAGTATTTCAACTGCCGTAAGAATATCCTCGGCGCTTTGCCAGTGTCCCATAGGGATTTGTGTGGCTAGTGCCAGTTCAACTAAGAGTCGGCTTACGCTTCCTCTTGGATGACTTTTGGGTCTCCTTCACCTACTTCAACATCCGATACGGATTCCATCCAGACGTCCAGCGTCTTGGTTGGCTTTCCGCCTGCATCACGTTTCATCGCTGAATGTGCTACATAAAGAATGTCCCACATGCCGCCAAATTGAGAAATAACCTTTTTAGTTGTCATTTCCCACTTGGCGTAATCAGGTGGTCGAACCAGGTAAGTGGTATCGGTTCCGTCTACATATTTAATTGTTATCTGCTGTTGCATGTTTGCTCCCGTTTCTACTGTTTAGGAGAATGTCTCTACGACAGTTCCGTTTGCTACTTTGAAAGTAAAGTCTACAGTCTGGGCATCGGTTCCGGCTCCACCTGCTGTTGGAAATTCAGGAAGAATTGGGAATACGAACTGAGCGCCTGTTGCCGCTGTAAGAGTTACCGAAATTGTTGTATCTGGTGCTTCTGCCGCTGCCCATAGAGCCTCGCATACTGAAGAAGTCTTGCCCCAGTCAGCGAGCATTGAAAGAGCAAAAGAAGCCTCGGTGTTAGTGGTCTTGTAAGCCTCACCGTCGAGAGTCTGGTATGTCTCGCGAAGGTTGGTCTTTGTTAAAACTGCCGATAGTGCTTGGGCTTCGATATCTGTTCCACCTGTGAAAGATAGAGAAATATCGCGACCTGTGATTACTGTGGTTGCCATTATTTATCCTTAGTTAGTTTGTGTGTAGTAGGTAGAAACTCTGATATCTGCCACCAAGACATTGGAAGGCCCGACCTGAGTTACTGTTGGTTTTTCAACCGCTCCGATTGTGTATCCCACTGGGATAACCTTCAGAACGCTTATTACGAGTTGCTCGAGATTATCGAGCGAAGCCGGGTTGCTGTTATATGCAACCGCGACTGAGATAACAATATTAATCTTTGTATGAAGGGTGGTTTTGCCGATAGTTTCTAATTCAAGATAAGGAGAGTCTGGAACCATGACTACAAAAGGAACCATAGGAGCCTCTGGAACGTAGGCGTAGACATTACCTGCAACGTTTGCAAAGGCTGTTGCTAATGGAGTGCGAACTGTATCCAGGATTGTATTAGGCATTATTGCACCATTGAATCGGTGTCGATGTATGCCCCTAGTAGTCCTGATACGCGATTAAAGAGACTGCGCCCAAGGCGATAGGGACTTACGTTAGTAAAGTCGATTCCTTCAATTTGACCACCTGGAGCAATTCTAGATTGAAAAACTTCTACCGATACTGCTAGGACTGCTGACTCCACGGCGCTTACGCCTACATAAGTTGCAGCACCTGAAAGAGTAGCCTTACCTGAAGGGATGACGTTTCTGCCATCGATATCCGCGTTAGTAATTGCTACTGTAAAGAATCCGCTAAAATCGCTATAAGTTCCATCTACAAAGACTCGAGCGTTAGAGTTAATAATAAACGCGTCTATGTCATAGTTGCTAGATTCAAGAATTGTAAAGGTTCCGTTAAACGGGGAGCCGCATCCAGTGATGACTACGCTCTGACCCGCTGAAAAATTGTTTTCGCCTAGGCATGAATAAGTGGCGACGTTATCCTGGAGTTCTACACGGGATATAGGTGACGCGTAAGTTACGAGCAT